TTAATCCGCCATAGCTCAGTTGGTAGTAGCGCATGACTGTTAATCATGATGTCGTAGGTTCGAGTCCTACTGGCGGAGTAGTTAGTAAAAAGAGGTTTAGCCTCTTTTTTTATATAATTAATAATCTATTTTGTGTTATTTGGTGTGAGATATTTTTGCTGAGTAAAGTTTCAGAGCCCTCCGTTTTGATCAAGGAGCTCTTTTTAGTACTTTAATTGAGGGTAGCGAAGAGGCTAAACGTGACGGACTGTAAATACGCTCCTTCGAGGGGTTCACATCCTTCCGCTTCCATTATCTTAATTTTTGAAATTTAGGTAGTAGATTTCTTCCTATTCTGTCAACTTTTCCTATTTGTTATCTTTTTGAGGTTAGTATATGAGCAATTCAGGATTTTATAATAACTGTTTATAATTTTCTGTTAGAATAAGGTCATAAAAAGAAAAGGAGTATATATTTATGCTACAAAGTATTTATGATCAGATGATGGATTTTTATAGAAATATTGAAGAAGAGTATGGTATGTTCTTCGGTGATAATTTTGATTGGGAACATGTTCATTTTAAGTTTTTGATTTATTATCTTGTCCGATATCGTGTTGTGAGTTATCGGGATTTTATTGTTTACCATTATCGTGTTGCTTATCGTTTGTATCTTGAAAAATTGATAATGAAACAAGGTTTTGTTGCTTGTTGAGACAGTATGAGTTAATTTCCGAACAAATTTACTTTTTATAGAAATATAATAATAAATAGCTGGTTATTTTTCTAAATCATTTTTTAATAGTTGGAAATAGCAAATCTTTCTATTGTTTCTTCTTGATAAAAAGGCGATTTTTTCTTATAATAAATTGTAAGATATAATTGCAGGTGAGAGTCCTGCCATGTATGTGAGAAAGGAAGAGCCTGAGGGCTCAGACAAGATTATGACTTCAGTTGTTGTTGTAGGTACCCAATGGGGTGATGAAGGTAAAGGGAAGATTACAGACTTCCTTTCAGCGAATGCAGAAGTGATTGCACGTTACCAAGGTGGTGATAATGCAGGCCACACGATTGTTATTGATGGTAAGAAGTTTAAATTGCACTTGATTCCATCTGGAATTTTCTTCCCTGAAAAAATCTCTGTTATTGGAAACGGTATGGTTGTAAATCCTAAATCTCTTGTAAAAGAGTTGAGCTATCTTCATGAGGAAGGTGTGACAACTGATAACTTGCGTATTTCTGATCGTGCCCATGTCATTTTGCCTTACCATATCGAGTTAGACCGTTTGCAAGAAGAAGCTAAGGGGGACAATAAGATTGGGACTACAATCAAGGGAATTGGTCCAGCTTATATGGACAAGGCTGCTCGTGTTGGGATTCGTATCGCAGATCTTTTGGATAAAGATATTTTCCGTGAGCGTTTAGAACGTAACCTTGCTGAAAAGAATCGTCTTTTTGAAAAATTGTATGACAGTAAAGCGATTGCTTTCGATGATATTTTTGAAGAATATTACGAATATGGTCAACAAATCAAGAAGTATGTGACAGATACATCTGTCATTTTGAATGATGCACTTGATAACGGTAAACGTGTGCTTTTTGAAGGTGCACAAGGTGTTATGCTAGATATCGACCAAGGTACTTATCCATTTGTTACGTCATCAAACCCTGTAGCTGGTGGTGTGACAATTGGTTCTGGTGTTGGTCCAAGTAAGATTGACAAGGTTGTAGGTGTATGTAAAGCTTATACGAGTCGTGTAGGAGATGGTCCTTTCCCAACTGAGTTGTTTGATGAAGTGGGAGAACGTATCCGTGAAGTCGGTCATGAATATGGTACAACAACTGGTCGTCCACGTCGTGTGGGTTGGTTTGACTCAGTTGTGATGCGTCATAGTCGTCGTGTTTCTGGTATTACTAATCTTTCATTGAACTCTATCGATGTTTTGAGCGGTTTGGATACTGTGAAAATCTGTGTGGCCTATGATCTTGATGGTCAACGTATTGACTACTATCCAGCTAGTCTTGAGCAATTGAAGCGTTGCAAGCCTATCTATGAAGAGTTGCCAGGTTGGTCAGAAGATATTACCGGAGTTCGTAATTTGGAAGATCTTCCTGAGAATGCGCGTAACTATGTTCGTCGTGTGAGTGAATTGGTTGGCGTTCGTATTTCTACTTTCTCAGTAGGTCCTGGTCGTGAACAAACAAATATTTTAGAAAGTGTTTGGTCCTAAGAGATTTTTAAGATTTGTTTAAGATAGGTCGGGTATACTATAGACAGTTACAAGAAGACCTCCTAACTTGTTGTAACAAATATCCTAAACTTTTCTTTTTCATAATAATCTCCCTTAACTCCACCGAAACAGGTGGAGTTTTTTGGCTCTATTTCAGGCTTTTGGGGACTATTCTAAAAATCATTTTTCGATATTTTTCGGTATTTTTTGGATTTTGGTCGGGGAATTGGCGGGGACTTTTTGAGGTTTTGGCGGGGACTTTTTAGCGAATATGACTAAGAAATAGGTCTGTTGTCGCTTCAGCAAGTTCGTCCTCTACTTGATTGTAACGATCAGTCATATAGACTTTTGTATGGCCCAGCGCCTGGCTTAATTGTTCAAGCGGAACCCCTGCAATGATGCTTTGAGTCGTGAAGAAGTGGCGCATCATGTGAGGTGTTACATGCAATCCTGTTGCTTCATTCACTAGATTGAAGTTTCTATTTAGCTGGTTTGGATTGATGAGACCACCTTTCTCGTTGATAGTTATATAATCCTTGTGCTGTTCCTTGATAATCCCTAACTTTCGCTTAATCTTAGAAGCTTCAGCTATCAGATAATAGACAAGGTCCGTTCCGATATCATCAAGGCAGACATATCGCTCTGAATCCTTCGTTTTAAGCCCTCCTTTCCCTTTTAAGGTCTGGTTACTTCGACTGTCTCTAAGATGCAGTATAGCCCGTCCGCTGTCGTTCTGAGCGATGTCCATTGGACGCAATCCAAAGACTTCTCCTCTTCTCAATCCAAAAATTGTAAGATAGGTAAGAGCGTAGAATTGTTTTGGCATAATCTCTTCTGCCTTTGCTATCCAAGTCTTAAACTCTTTGAGAGTCACTTTCTTGTTAGCAGCAGGGATATCACTCTGGCCAATAAAGACACCTTTCAAGCGATTTGAGAGCAGATTCCCATTTTTGACGGCATCATTCAGTAATGCCATGAAGCTGGAATTGAGGGTTTGAACAGTGTATCTGGTATGGTTCTGCAACTTTTCGGCGATAAAGAGTTCATACTCATTTCTATCCAAATTTTTAAGCAGGGCAGAACCAAACTTTGGCTTGATATGGTTCTTATAGAGATTGTCATTGAGGTAGTAGGAAGTGTCATTCCAGCGCCCTGTTGATAATCTCTTTTCAGAATAGATATCCCAATACTGATCAAGCGTTAGATTCGTATTGATACCTAATTCTTGGTCTTGGATTTGTTGCTCAATCTCTGTCAAGGCTGCACGAGCTTGTGGAAGGGTTGTGAGACCACTTTTAGTAATTTCTTTCTTTTTACCATGAAAATAGAAAGAGCGTCTGATGTAATAACGTTTGCCTTTTGCAGTTTCATAGTAATAGATATTTGGGTATTTTGTTTTATTATATTTCATTGTATTCTCCTTGTTTATCAGCTTCTGGACAAGGTCTAAACATTGAGAATATTGACATCACCCCTTTCATGGTGTAAAATAGGGTATAGAAAAGAGGCCTTTTTAATGGCTGATTTTTATACAGGATAAGCTTCACAATCAAACTTTGGCGAGGGCGATTGTGGGGCTTTTTTATTCTACGATGATTTCGCCAACAGGAATAATATCTTTCTGTTTTGAAGATTTAGCGATTAGGTCGTATTGGTCAGCAGATTTTTCGTAACCGAGGGAAAGAGTAGCATTCTCGTCGGGTAGCTTTTTAGCAAATTCAGAAATAGACATACGAAGCAAAGTGATTGCATTTTTCTGGTCAGTAGTAGCGGAATTTGATTGGACTGCACCAAGAGCTTCTTTGGCCTTATCTTTAGCCGTTCCAGTTATCAAAATCATGATAGTATCATGTGGTTCAGATGAGTCTGAATCGATTACATTATTTTGAATTTTTACGCTTATTGCTCCAGTTGATTCAGGATCTAATTTTGATTTGATTTCAGAGATTAACTCATCATATTTGCTGTTATCTACTTTGGCTTTTGTATCTGTTGAAGTAGTGTTTTTTTGCTCCGTTTTAGATTGCTCAGTATTACCTTTTGAAGTTGACTGACTATTAGAACATGCTACTAAAACAGTAGCGGAAAGCAAGATAGTTGTTGTAGTTAGTAGTTTTTTCATGGATATTCTCCTTTTTTAATTTACTGTCTTTATAGAGTCTTTTGTTATTCGGATTTTTTTGATAAGTGTTGTTGAATAATTAAGGCTACATTGGCTTTTTCTTCTTCGGTCATAGGAGGTTCGTTTGGATCGTCTACCGAAAACTCGATAGCATGCCACTTATCATTGACTCTAATCCACTCTCTTCGTCTATGACATTGACAATCCAGGTTGTGTTTAATCACTTCCATTGGTCTACTTTCGTCACTCATGTTATTTCTCCCTGTACAAATCCACTACTTCGCCTATAATTCGGAAGTCTGTTTCTGGGGTGATTGGCATATCTTTGTACGCTGGGTTCAAGCTATGTAAGTAAGCTTGGTCTTTGTCAATCACTAACTGCTTGATATAAGCATCGCCGTTGTAGTTAAATACTCCGATAACGCCATCATTCAAGTCCACGCTGGTTTGGATAAAGACAAGGTCGCCATCGTGGTAGTCAGGCTCCATAGAGTCCCCTTTGATTGGGATGACAAAATCGGCATCAACATCTACTGGCAACTCAATTCGTTCCACTCGTACATCGTTCAAATACTGCCCTGTACCTGCAGAAGCTGGGTGGTCGTAGTAGTCGTAACTGTAGAGCTGAATGACCTCTGATACTTCGTTTATCTTCATTTCTTCTTCGTTTCTCTGCTCATTCAGTTGCTTCTCTGCATAAGTCAAGACTTTGGCTTGTCTTGGTAGTGTCAGTTCATCGTAGATGGTTTGGATTGAGGAAGTATTAGAAGGGGAGTCTTTTTGAATTGGAGGGAAAAGGTCGTCAATCGAAATATTAAAAGCATTCGCCAAGTCAAACATTGTATCCTTTTTAGGAGATCTAAAACCTTTCTCATAATTCCCGATAGCATTTTTACTTATCCCTATCTTAGCCCCTAATTCTTGTTGAGTCCAACCATTTTGAAGCCTATATTGCTTTATATTTTCGCCTATTACAATGGCAATTTCTTCTTTATTCATGATTGAGTCCTTTTTGTTTTTTCTATAAGTAAAGTATAACACAAAACCCACGAAAAGAAAACTTTTTTTGCTTTTTCGTAAAAAAAGCGTTGACAGCCCACGAAACGTGTGTTATAATTAAATCAAGCTTAAGGAAATAACAAAAACAAACCGGAGGGAAACAACATGAATAAAGGACTTACAACACAAGAACAAATCGCACTAGTAAAAGAAATCTTACAAGTTAAGAACCGCAGAGAACGCTCACTTAAATTAGGAGAAATCCTAGATCGTGAAAAACTATCGTCAGATGATATGTACAAATTGTACAACACACTACTGACGGCCATCAGAGTTTACGGAGACGTCATCGGATTTGATGACAAGGACTTTCAAGAAATGGCTCTTACAATCTTGGTTCTTGAAAAGGTTGAAGAAGCGAAAGAAACTAGGGTAGCGTAGAGGGGCGCAATTCCCCTCCTAGTTATTGCTCACAGAGCGAAAATAATAGAGAAAGGAGTAGGAAAATGAGACCAAGACGGTATCCGTATAGTGGGAAAAGAAAAAAGCAATCTGATAGACAGATTGCTAAGTTAAAAAGAGATATTGATGTAAATCGTACAAATATATCATCTTTAAAATTCGCTATAGAAACTTTAAGTAACCATCAGAATTATCGATAACTTGATAACCTTGAGCGGTTGCTTCTTCGATAATTTCAGCTTTAGACATTTCAAAATCAGATAACTGAATTACTGCGCTAGGTTTATCAGTAGTCGACTCTGAAAAATTAGATAATAGAATATTATCGAGATTTTCCCAGGTTAGTTTCTTAACAACGTGGTTTGGCTTATGGCTAAGCTTACTCATTTTTTGAACCTCCTTCTGTTGAAATTTTGACTAAAACGGTGAGAGGTCCTAGTCAATAATGATTATAACATGAGCAACAGAAAAACACAACATATTGTTAATTAAATATATTTGTTTAACAACATATAGTATCCGAGGTGTAAAAATGTGGGAACAATTAAACCGAATAATGCAGGAAAGAAATTTGAACGGAAATCAATTATCTAAGATATCTGGAGTCAACCGTAGTTTCTTTTCTGATTTGAAAAGCGGAAAGGTGAAATACCTTTCTTGGCCAAACATATGCAAAATTGCTGATGCGTTGGAAATCAGCATAGATGAATTAAGATAAGGAGGTAGGAAGGTGCAAATTTATCTGTATCAACTAAGAAAAGAAAAAGGCATTACACAGAAAGAATTAGCCCAAAAGCTTGGAATTTCTGAGACGACATATCGTCAGAAAGAGAAGGGACAGAGCGCTTTTAAATCAGACGAAATGTTTATTATCGCCGATATTCTAGAAAAAGATATTGGCGAAATTTTTTCAGATCCAAGACCACGAAACGTGGGTATTTGAAAACAAAAAAGTACTTAACAGAAGTCAGGCGCTCAACAAAATTACTGACTGAATTATATCACGAAAGGAACATTATGAACGAAATTTTTAATTTTCACGGGCAGGAAGTCCGTACTTTGACAATTGATGATGAACCTTGGTTCGTTGGGAAGGATGTTGCAGATATCTTGGGATATAGTAAGGCTAGAAATGCTATTGCTCTTCATGTTGATGAAGAGGACGCCCTAAAACAGGGCATCCCTACTAGTGGCGGAATACAGGATATGTTGATCATCAACGAATCTGGTCTCTACTCTCTCATTCTTTCAAGTAAGCTTCCACAAGCTAAAGAGTTCAAGCGCTGGGTGACATCAGAGGTCTTGCCAGCAATTCGCAAGCAGGGCGGTTTCATTCGCGAGGATTTGGACGAGGATGCTTTTATCGCTCTCTTTACTGGACAGAAGAAATTGCGTGAGCAACAGGCGAACATGCTGGAAGATATTGACTACCTCAAGAATGAGCAACCGATTCATCCAAGCTATGCTCAGTCGCTCTTGAAGAAGCGTAAGGCTCGTGTGGTAGCTTGCTTGGGTGGGATTGATAGTCCAGCTTATGCGGATAAGAATTTCGCTCAGTCAGTCTTTAGACAAGCTGAGATTGATTTCAAGGATCATTTTAATATTAGTCGCTATGACTTGCTACCGAAAAAGTTTGCAGAAGCCGCATTAGCCTATTGGATGACTTGGGAGCCAAGCACCAATACCAAGATGAAAATCATGAAATTGAACTCATTTGACGAAGTGTAGGAGGGGAAGAAGATGGACAATGTTCTACTTTCACTATCTGAATGGATTAAGTCCATTATCAAGGACACAATCACAAGGCTAGTCGAAATAGAAAAAGATAGTGATCACTATCCAGAGTTGATGGATGTGAACACTACCTGCGAATTTCTAGGAATTAAGTATGCCACATTTTCAGATAATTATCGTTACATGAAGGGATTTCCAAAAGAACTCCCTGGTAAGAAATGGTCAAAAAGAGCCATCAAGGAATGGCTCTCGAATCAACTATAATAACTTTACTAAAAGGCTTCTGGACAAGGTCTTAGCAAAATTATTTGACTATATTATAGCACAAAAAGAGGATAAAAAACATGAACAATTTACAAATTATCGCAGTAGGCACAGTAGTTTCAGTAGTATTGATTGAATCGCTGATGATGAATATCAAGCTAAAAATGGCAATGAGACAGAAAAAGAAGATTCAATTTCAAGCGCCACAAGTTGAAAAAGGGTTTATCGACTTTAAAACAGGTCGCCGTGTGGATATTGATCCTGTAACACGAAAAGAAACATTTGTGGATTAGTAGAGAAACGGAGGGTATCAATGGTAGTTAAAAATAAGCGATACTACTGGATTCAACTTGCTCAAGATTTTTTTAAATCTAAAGAAATGAAATTGCTTCGTAAGATTGCAGGTGGCGATACGCACACTATCATCTATCTCAAAATGATGTTGATTAGTTTAGAGGATGGCGGGCACATTTACTATGATGGACTTGCTGACAATCTAGCTGAAGAAATCGCTCTTGTCATTGATGAGAATGTTGAAGATATTAAAATCACTTTGATTTTTTTGGAGAGCAAGGGCTTGTTGACTAGAAAAAATGATAGGGATTATTTTTTAGAGCAAGTTCCTGAAATGGTAGGTAGTGAAACCGCAAGCACTCGTAGAAGTCGTAAGCATAGAGAATTAACAGCGTTGCATTGCAACACCATTGCAACAACTTGCAACGGAGATATAGATATAGATATAGAGAAAGATATAGATACAGAGATAGAGAAAGATGTAGATAAAAATCCAGTCGCACTCATCGTGGAAGAATATCAATCTCGTATTGCTCCGTTGGATGGAACTCAATTTGAACTCTTGAAAGAGTTCATCACATTAGATAGCATGGAAGCAAAGGTTATCTTGAAAGCAATTGGTCTTGCTGCTGACAATGGTAAAAGGAATTTTAGTTATATCAGAGCGATTTTGACGAATTGGAAAAACGATGGAGTTTTGACTATTGCAGCAGTCGATGAACGTGAGCGAGCTTACAAGGAAAGTAAAATCAAGGGTCAGTCAGGGAATCAAAAATCAAATGTTCCTGAATGGTCACAACCTAACTATGTGAATACGACGAGTGAGGAGACCAAGGAAGAGTTGGAAAAACGGAAACAGGAAATGCTGAAGCGTTTGGATAATGGAGGTGGCTGATGTTTATTTTAAAGCATGGGACAAGAGAGGATAAACCTTTCTTGATGTCTGCAACCATTGGTGTGACTGGAATTGATGTTTCGTATTCGGACGAGCGGAAAGCTATGCGGTTCATTTCTCGTGCAGTTGCGTTGCAGGTAGGCAAGGCATTGAGAGGTTCTTTTGGGAATTTCTATCCAGTTGAGGTGAAGGGATGATAGGAGGTATTGATTATCAAAAAAATGGTAGTCTGGGCACTCTTTGATAGTGGGAATGGTTCTTACTTCAAGGGTGCTAACTCTCTGAATAGTTCGGGGGGGGGCGAATATTGAAATCTATTCAATCGGAATGGATATAGAAAACAAGAACAATCATTTTACAAATCTGGATCTTGCTGATTACAAACGTTTATTTGGAGATAACACGCTCTTTGACGTATTAGACAAATTACCAAAACCTGATCTTGTAATAGCTAGTCCACCATGTGAATCATGGTCAAATGCTTCTGCAATGGAAAATGGGAATGCGTGTTGGAAACGCAATGATGTGTCTGATAGCTTGTTTGCTCCACAAGTAAGACCTTCACCGTTCACGATCAGGGCAAATCAGGATTACGAGTCAGCTTATATAAATTATCAGTACGACAGGCAATTTTTAAAAAGGGTCAATGGCGAGCTAACAGCTTTCAACACAATAGAAATCATAAAAAGATATAGACCACAATTTTGGGTTATTGAGAACCCAGCTGCTGACAGACTGTGGCCTTACATTGAGGACATTATTGGATTCAGAATTCCATACAAAAACCTAGCTAGATACAATAATTATGATTATCCTTTACAAAAACGGACAATTTTTGGAAGTAATATTGAACTTAATCTTAAGAATAAAATTATCAAGCAGGACATAGAGTGGAAGAATTTCTCAAAATCATACAACGAGAGATCTAATATACCTGAAAAATTGGTGTCAGAAATATTCAAAAAAATTTACGAGGAGTTTAGTAAATATGATTGAACTCTACTTCATTTATAACGGTCACCGCAAGATACTCATTGGGAGTTTTAGCCACATACATAGCGCAATCAACGAATTAAAGAAACATCAAGCTAGTTACTCAGCTATCAACCATCCACGTTTTAGGAAAAGCATGAGTGATGAAAATATCAGGATTGATTATGGAGCAGTTGACTGCTACTACTTGATTACTAAGAAAAGAGAGGAAAAGTAAGATGAATACAAAAATGAATTTGGAAGAAAAGGTTCAACAGTGGTTTGTCGACAGAAATCTACATGAAGCAAATCCTGTCAAACAGTTCTTGAAGTTGATGGAAGAGTCGGGAGAATTGTTTGAAGGTATCGCAAAAGATAAATCTGAACTGATCTATGATGCGCTTGGAGACATCCAGGTAGTTTTGATTGGACTTGATCAACAGATCAAGAACAGTGCTCAGATTTCAGCTAATCAACAGGAACTTGAATTGCTGCTGATGGTTTCTAGTTTGGGTAATATCGCTCAGAAGCTATACGCTCATGTCTGTCACAATGAGACACAGATTCCTTTAATCAAAGCAGACTTGATGTTTCTTGACAGTGTGGTTAGTACGGTTTCATTTTGTAATGGCACTACAGCTGAAAATTGCTTAGAAGAAGCTTATGAAGTTATCAAGGACCGCAAAGGTAAGATGATCGACGGAGTGTTTGTCAAAGAGGAGGATTTATAAAATGAAAAGACTAGGAATTATTATTGGTGTATTACTCGTAACAATTGTCTCACCGCTTGTTGTTCAATTTGGTTGGAATGAGATTGTAACGACAATCCTCCCGGTCGGAAAGATTTCGTTTTGGCAGGCTTTGGGATTAGATGCTTTACTAACCTTCATAAATCCAACAATCTATAGTGATGAAGAAATTTCAAAAAAACTTACCCAAGCTATTTCAAAGATCATATATTTTGCATTTATTCTGTGGCTAGCTAGTTTGTTCATCTAAGGAGGTTCTGCCAGATGATTGAAATAAATGGTAAAAACTACGAAGTCCATAAAGTGAAATTCACAAAGAAGGATTTAAAAACTTAAAAAAGGAGAAACACTTATTTTTATCTCCGAAGAAGCTAAACAAGCTATAACTGTTAGTTTGGAGGACAAGGAGTGAGATATTTTAAAATCCTATGTGTTGTTTTACTCGCATTCTTCCTCGTGGCATGTCACCAGATTTCGAGTGGGACAGTAGTAGACAAGTACATTGATGAACCTCACACAACGTTCATACCCGTTATGACAGGAAAAAGTTCGGTACTTGTGCCAACAAGAACCAAAAGAAAATACATTCTGGTTGTTTCAGGATATGCAGGTAATAAGAAAGTTGAAGAAACATTTGAAGTGACAGCAGAGGAATACAAATACTATGAAATTGGCAATACTTTTATACAGAATGCTGTTTTAGAAAATGAAGAAGGAGATAGAGAATGATTGATCAAATTCAAAAAAAGATTCAAGGAATTTATGGCTGGACAGTTAAAAATGCTGAAATAATAGCACCACCACATGATTTACCAGATGCTGTTAAAGATAGAGTTGCTTACTTTAGGGACATGGCTGAAGATGGCATGACATTTATGGGAATTATGGAGTGTATATTTGCTGACAAAAAGCCCGAAAGTTATGATTTCGGAGCTACAAAGGATTGGTTGCCAATGTCTCAAGAATTTAATTATTGGGTCGGTAACGCTTATAATATCGCGCAAATGGAAATAGCTGTATATCTTATTTATGGAGTTCGAAAAGAGGAAAACAATGATTAACAATGTCGTTTTGGTAGGTCGCTTGACTCGTGACCCTGAGTTGCGATACACACCATCAAACGTGGCTGTTGCGACTTTCAGTTTGGCAGTGAATCGCAATTTTAAGAATCAGGCAGGTGATCGTGAAGCTGATTTTATCAGTTGCATCATGTGGCGTCAGCAAGCTGAAAACTTTGCAAATTGGCTTAAAAAAGGTGCTCTTGTAGGAATCACAGGTCGCATCCAGACTCGTAGCTATGATAATCAGCAAGGACAACGTATCTATGTGACGGAAGTTGTAGCTGAAAGCTTTCAGATTTTGGAAAAGCGAGATAAGACTGCGGACCATTCGAGTATGGAAAATCAGATGCCACCAAGTTTTGGAGCAAGTGATCCGATGGATATTCCAGATGATGGATTGCCGTTTTAGAGAGGTGTGAAGGATGAACAGACTAAAACAATTAAGAAAAGAAAAGGGATTGACTCAGCAGGAATTATCTGAAGCAATAGCTGCACCAGCTCGTAGTATTCAACGTTGGGAAAATGGAGAAAGCCAAATCAAAACGAATAGAGCAGATGAGTTAGCAGATTATTTTGGAGTAAGCGTAGGATACTTGCTTGGTTATGAACCTGAAAGTGAGCAAGTTAGCAACCATCAAAAAATAAAAATTTGCTTCTCTAATGGTGAAGAACTTAGTTTTCTAGTAAGAAATTTTACAGAAAAAGAACTTACGAAGATTACTAGTCAGTTCAACAATGGAAATTTGATGAGGATTAGAAATTTGTCTGTAAATCCTAAGAATATCAATTATTTTTATGTTGATGATTTTAAAGAAAGCGAGGAGTTTGAGAATGAACATACAGGGACTAATTGAACGCTATGAAAAATTTAAAGCTAGCAAGAAAAAAACGACCTCAATTGATTTGGTTTTGAAAGACTTACGGTCTTTGGACGAGCCAGAACCGTTGCCGTTCAAATTAAAAGATGTCGTCGGTCGAATTAGAGGGTTTGATCCAATAACTCAAACCAGATGGCTTAATGACATTCTAAAAGAATTAGGTAGCGACTATGGTTTAATGAAATATCGTGAAGGCTACGAGCAAGGCAAACTTGAGGGAGCATGGGTTGGTAATCAATTGAAAGATGCTGATAAGATTCGGCAAGAATTGAATAAAGTGGCTCTCCCTAATTTTATAGATGACTGGATTTTTAAATGTCAACTTTTAAATGATTTTAGCTTGAGCGATGCACTAAATAGTAAAACAATCAATCTCTACGCTAAAAATGGCGAAGTAGTGATGAAATGGCTTAAGGATAAAAAGAACCAAGAACTTTTCGCTCGAGCGTGGTTGACTGACTATGAGGCCGAGAAAGAGCCAAAATACAAAGTCAAGTTAAAAAATACAAATGATTATCTAAATCAAACAGAGACTGGATTCCATTTTTACAACAATTGGAAAAATAACAAAACATTTACACGAACGGAACTAGAATATTCTGATTTTAGCTGGGTGCTCGACTGCCCAGGAATTGAGATTGAGGAGGTGAAGTGATGAACGAGCAATTTGTTTTAGAATTAAAGAAATTGTTGAATTGCTTTCCTGAGTCGTATATCAATCGCAATCTTGAAGTAATTCTTATCCCTAAAACCAACACTTACTTTTCTCTTGTAGGATGCAGCACAAAGAGGGACATAATTGCAAAAGTTTTGATGTGGTGTACTAGAGATATAGATAAAGGCGAGCCTTATCAACAACGAAAACGAAATATCGACTTTTATGTGGACAATCGCGATCGTTTGAGAAAATATTTAGGTGCAGATATCAATGTGCATGTGGTTTATAATCACTTAGGAAATGGAATCAACAAAGAACTCACACACAGATTTATCGAGAGTGGTTTTGATATGAATTTACTTTATAAGGAGGTCATAGATTGAAACGCTTCTTAATCGGCTATGCCTTGCTTACTACTTGCCTATTGTTCATGCAGCGGTCAATGATAGACGAACAAGAAAAACCCTTGCTAATCTATCACGCTGATAGTAAATATGCTATTACTGGCAAGGTTACGGAAAAACGAAAAAATGGCAGTCTATTCACTATCACGGTAAACGGGAATGTGTTTGTGGTTAGTGAGCAGAAATACAATAATACAGAAATTGGAGATGAGGTAGAAATATGAATTACAAAGTAACAGTCGACGGTAAAGAAATTGAATATGGCGCATTGGTTGAAAAATCACGCTTCTCAGAAAAAGAATGGTCTGCCATTTATGCAGAAATTGTAAAACAAAATCAGCCAGAAGTCTTTGAAAGTAAGAAAGCTGATACGGATTACATTGATACGCTCGGTGCTATGATTGCTCTTGAGGAACGATATGAAGCATTGCTTGAGCTATTACCTCAAGATCAATTCTCTTACGCTGGAACACATCCAAAGTGGGTAGCTGATGCAGTCGCAGAAAACACTTTGAATAAAGAGGACACGATAGATGATATCTGTGATTTTCTTGAACGTTGCTCAACTCTACAACAATTGCAAGATGAGTTGATGGAATATTTTGATTTGGAAGAATCCTAGGAGAAAGTTGGAGATAAGGTAAGATTGTAATGACAAAGTACAAGAAACCAACTTACATCATCATTCAGGAAGCAATGGCAGAGCGTATTAGATTTCTGGAAGATGAACTGTATGAAAGGGCCTATAAGGATATTGAGAAACTAGAAGCTCAAAATGATTTTTTAAAAGGTCTTTGTAACAATCAACTTGAAATCATCATGGATTATGAATGGAAGCAGATGCAAGAGCAGGCTGCATTCATAAAAGCTAATACCAGGAAATGGAGAGCAAGATGCAACTAAGATTGAAAGAACTTAGAGAGGACCTATGTATCTCTGTCAAAGATATGGCTAGAGATACAGGTGTTTCACAAAATACAATTCATTTGTATGAACGAGGTGGATATCCGTCGATTAAGCAAATTGAAATGATTGCTAAAACATATGACGTGAATCCTGCTTGGTTAGTTGGATGGATAGATGATGAAATGATGCCTGGAGTCCAGGTCGTTGAAAAAGTGGTCTATAAAGAAAGTCCAACAGCAAGATTGCCAGATTATTTTAACAATAATAACGAAGGTAAGATTATCAAGTGGAAGCAGTCACGAAGATATCGAGGGGGTAGGAATTGAAGAAATTAAGCGACGAAGACCTCAAAACATTAGACAGAGAACTTTTCAAATTTCAAAACATTCAACGTACAATAGATTTGAGAAGGCTAGAATTAGAAACTCGAAACCCTGATGCTCAGAGTGGTCCTAGCGTAGGAATAAGCAAACCTACCGAAACTATCGCAATCAGAATCGCAGATGATCCAACCTTAAAATTTCTCGAAGGGTTCAAAGCTATTATTAACAAACTCCTGATCAATCTAGTTGATGAAGATAAGGAAATCTTTAATCTGCGCTGGAGATATCCTCAACTTAGATGGGAAGAAATAGCAGAACAGAAATTCATGAGTAAAGCTACAATCTATCGACGTAGGAGGATTATCTTAGAACAGTACGCTATACTGAAAGGTGAGTTGTAAATAAGATTGAGACAAAAGACATCTTGAAGTCTCACAAAAAAAGGTCTATTATGATAGCATGAACTTCTGAAACAAAAACACACATCACACTTGAGGAGTCATCCTTAATTCTAGTCAAAAGTTGTCCAACAGAAGTATCGTCAAGAGTCAGCAAATGCTGGCTTTTTGTTTTGGGAAAGGAGGTAGAATATGGAATTTGTATCACCGATAAAAGATAATGACGACATTCAGGCAATGAAAGATTATCTCAGAGAGTGGAATGAGATGTATTATATGCTATTCATTACAGGCCTGAATACTGGCTTGCGAGTCGGAGATATACTTACCTTGAAAGTTAAAGATGTTCAAGGTTGGCACATCAAACTGAGAGAACGGAAGACTGGCAAGCAGATAACAAGACGGATGACAAAAGAGCTCAAGAAAGAAATGAGGAGATATGTCGAGGACAAACCATTTCATCATTTCTTATTCAAAAGTAGGCAAGGTCAGAATAAAGCAATCACTCGTGAGCGAGCCTATCAAATCATACATGAAGCAGCTGAAGAACTTGGCATTGATAATGTTGGCACACACACAATGCGCAAGACGTTCGGCTATAAATATTACAACAAGACAAAGGACGTAGGAACATTACAGAAAATGTTCAATCACTCATCACCTGCAATAACCTTGAGATACATAGGAATAGAACAAGCAGAGCTTGATGATGCTTTACGGAACTTTGTCATTTAATTTTTTTAGATATTACTTTCACATAATGAGTTAAGCATAAACTGAAAAAATGAAACTCTTTAAAACCCATGCCTAGTAAGGGTTTGAGATTTAGAGTGAGTTTAACAAAATATAAGATATGTGAAAGTGAGAGGTAAAATTGGTATAGATGGAGGATGAAACATTGGGATTATTTTTAGGATATCTAGTTGTCTATTTTTAACCTTAATTTTTTTAGTCGTTATTTTTGATTGGGGGAAAAAATGATGTATTAAAGTTAGTTGAGAATGGATTGATATTTCTTTTCTTACCACTCGTATTTGTTTTTGTATTGGCCTATGATTTTATAAACAAAATAAAATGAGACAAAAGGCATCTTGAAGTCTCACAAAAAAAGGTTTATTATGATAGCATAGATTTCTTGTATGAGTAAGGGATAGGTCAAAGGCCTGTCCCTTTTAGCATTGAGAGAGGAGGTTTGAGATGTATAACAAACCTATCAGACCATCCTTGAGATCTAAGAAGTGGGAGAAGTTCCGTGATAGGATAATGCGTAAGCATGATTATCTTTGTCAAGAAAGTTTGCGTTACGGAATTTCTGTTCAAGCAGAAATGGTTCACCATATCTTTCCTGTATCTGAATATCCTGAACTTGAATTCGTTGAATGGAATTGTTTGCCGTTGACGAATAAGAAACACAATACGTTTCACGATAGAGTGAACGATAGAGTAATCAATCAAGGATTGTATTGGCAGAAAAAAGAAAAAAGAATTTTTAAATTTTTCAAAAATGAAAAATGAAAATTTTTAGTCCC